CCACATATTGAGGGCTATAAATAGTTTTTAGGTCTCTGTTCATGAAACCTGGCTGACCATCGAATATTAACCCATCACCTGTCAGGAAACGGGGGTCTATATGATAATCGCCATAAGTGGCGTTATTTAGGTTAACATTGTTAATAGTCCGGCCTTGCCAATTCTTATTGCCATCCACCACAAGATCGGACAGGTTGCCAGAAAACTCGGACTTGGCATTCCACGCCGCCCGTTCGGCGGAAGTGATGTGCCTTACATTATCCGTAGAATGAGCGTCGAATTCCGCCTTGGACGCTTGTTTGATATTATCTACGTTGGACAGGCCCACCTGGGATTTGGTCACGCCGTGGGGATTGTCGGACCTGCTAGCGTGTGCATCCACCTTAGATTGTGCACCCGATGGAGTTTCTTTCCCATCCCACTCCGCCGCTTTTTCGGGAGTGAATATCGAACCATCCGCCTTTGAATTCCAAGCACTCTTCTCTGAATCTGTAACAAATCTATGTGATGCGTCTTGGATTATATCGGAAGCTTTACCACTGGTAGCCACAGCTGCCAGGCCGGTGATGGTGGAAGCCGGCTGCGTCCCGACGTGATTGGCACGCTGGCGATTGCTAGCCAGTTCCGCTACATGGGCCTTGGTCATGTATCCATCATTGTTGGCGGTGGCCGGTTGCAATTTGCTCAAAATGGTACTACGCGTCTCATCGCCCGTATTAATGCCGGACACGGCATCTAGTGCGGCGGCGTTGGCATGAGTATGCCGCTTCATCACCGCATCCTTGAGGACTGCATCGGTCTGCGTGTAACTCGCCAGCAACGAGGCATTGTCAAATGCGTTCTGCTTGGCGTTCCATTTAGCGCGTTCCGCCGCCGTGATGTGCTTGACATCATCGCTCGCATGAGCATCGACTCGTGACTGGGCATCGGAGGCGGATTTATCCAGAATGAACTTAGCACGCCGCCCCGTTATGGCTCGTCGAGTGGTACCCATGCCTACATTGATCTCGGCCTCGGTCAGCTCTGCATATGCTCCATCGGCGTATGATTTGGCACTCGATAGTGCCGCGTCGGCCTTGGCCTGTGCTCCGCTGGGAGTCTCCTTTGCATCAACCTCCGCCTTGGTGGCATAGTAGCTGGGAGACTTGCCCCCCAGTTTATCGGCGTCATCGGCGTGGTCGGATCGCGCTGCGCTCCCCGCCTGAACCGTGCCATCGATCAGGCCCCCCACCGACGCATCGAGCACGTCAGCATTGTGGTTGAAATCCTCGACATCGACGTAATCGGTCGGCTCCGGCTTTCTCAATTTTAGTTTGTCAGTTTCCTTCATGCTATCACCTCGGATCGTATGTCCTCATCTCGGCCCAGGTTCTTTGCGACATCTCGGCCCAGGAGAATTCTAGTAACTCGCCCCACCACGCGTAGGTATACTCAATCGTGTAAAATAAATGTGCCGGGCAGATAGCGGTCATGGCATCGTGGAATCCGGACATGTTTTTCGGCACCCCCCGGATGCCGGTGAATTTGATGGTATAGTAATGCTCGCTGGGATGCTCGATGATCTCCACCTCGGCCCCTAGGAATGACTCGGCGACGTTGAGGATATTGGCGATAGTGGACACGCCACGGGAGCGGAGACGGGACTTGATCATTTCACGCCGCCTCGTCACATCGGCCTGCGGATTAGATTCAATGCCCATCTCCGCCTCCCACCGTGCCAGGCCCCACGTCGCCCGGTCGATATCGTGCTGCATCCCTAGCTGCTCGGCAACGTGTCGTAGCTCGTCAAGCTCCGCCTGTATTATGCCCAGTAACCGATTAACATTGGGGGCATCATGGAATATCGAGGGAAGCGCGGCAATCAGGGTCATTCTACGGTCTCCAATGTCATCGTACCTAGCACCGGAACCTCATACAGGCCTAGTTCCGGATTGGCCGATGCCCCGTTCAGTTGAAGTCCCTCGTAATCGATCACTCCCTCGGTGTCGAGCAGGAGACGGCCCACCTCGGCCAGACTGACATAGCGCCGTCCCAGGCCGATGTTCCTCAGATACTCCTCCACTCGCGAGGTGAACTGCCCCCGTATGGTATCGAGGTCATAGCCCGCCCCGATGTGGACATCTGCCGATACATCGATGGTCTTGACCGTCGCGCTCTCCACGTGGAGCGCCACATTGACGGGGCGTAGGATATCAATACGCGCGAAGACCTCATCGAGCAGTCCCTGATCCGCTGGCCCCATATTGATGTCAGTGATGATGATGGTCACATGCCCCGGCTCCGGCGTGGTGGGCAATACCCGGGCATCCCCTACCAGCCCGGTCTCGATGGCCCATAGATAGTATTGAGCGGCATTGTCTCCTGTGATGGGGGAGCGCAGCGCCTCAAGATGTCGGGTCCGCAATGCCATATCGGACTCGACATCCGTGCCGCCCTCGATCGCCACCGGATTGGTGACCGTCACTCCCGACCGGCGCGGCGATATCAATTTCTCGATGGCGTTCGGCGGAATGTTATATTCATCCCCGACATGTTCCGCCTCCACTACCGCCTCGGCGGAGCCATTGGCCGACAGCTGCACGGCTCCCAGGGTGCGATAGCGTAGCCCATCGGCGGTTGCCACCACTGCTCCCTCATCGATGGAGACCGATTGCTCGCTGGAAAATACAACCAGCCCCTTGGCCTTGGAGCCGAGGAACCGCGAACGTCCGAAGTTGGAAACGATGGCATCCAACGCCGGCCCCTCGGCATTGAGCGCCGAACCGTTGAGATATGAATTCTCCATCTCGGCCCAGGCCTCGCCAATCTCCCAGGCGACCGCCTGCAGGAACAGCCCAAGCGGCGATCGCTCCGACAGATCGATGTCCTGGCCGAACAGTTCCCGCGCCCGTTGCTCCATCGAGCGGATGATGTCCGCATATCGTTTTCGCTCAAACCCCAGGCTCATCGTATGACCTCCGTTCCCTCGATGATGCCTCCCTCGATCCGCGCGGTGAACCGGACCGATAGATGGCGATCCGGCCCTATCGATGCATCTAACTCGGTAATTTCCCGAACCCGCGGCTCCTGCATGAGCGCATCCCGAACGGCGGCCCGGATGGTGGGGTCATCGGGACGGCGGCCCATGATATCATCGTAGCGCATCCCATGTTCGGGGTTCAGACGCCACTCGCCCGTATTGGTCGAGAGCAGCAACCGCAGCGACTGCCGTATCGATTCGTCCCCGCCGATCATGACTATACGACCGCCCTCCAATATGATATCATAATTCTCATCAACTGCGAATGTCCTCATATGTCCGCCACCTCGATGCGTGTGGTATGGTCATCACCACCGCTACGATGTTCTCCACGCACCACTCGAAATACTCCGTCGGCAGTACCGGAGGAAACCTCCACCCTCATGCCCGTCCTGATGCGATGATCTAATAATGTGCGAATCTCCCAGATGCGCCCGTCGTCGGAATCGATGCGAGTCGGAAGGCCGATGAGGCCCGTATCGGCATTAATGGCAATGGTCCGTTCGACGCTGTAATCATGAGGCACAGCATAAGCAATGCCGTCAGTGATGTAAAATTTTCCTCCGCACTCATCGGCAAGATGCCCCAATACGGTGATGATGGAATCATCGGCCTCGTAGCGCTCAAGCGTCACATCGTCTGGCAGTTCCATCGCCCCCACTTCGATACCAGCATAATCTAGCAAACGCTCCATGACATCGATCGCCCTCTGACCGGTGAGGTCCTCCTCTATCGTTTCGAGCAGTGCCGGAACACCATCGAGCATCTCGACCTCGCAGATGCGGTCCACCCGATCGTAGTAGGCGTGGACATTGGACACGAAGCCCTCCATCACCAGACCGTGATCCTGCTCATATCCAGATGATAGCGCGATGCGTTCATTGCACCGAATAAGATTCTCGCTCTCCGGGGTCATGTTGTATAATTCGATGACCGCCACATCAAGTGCAGCGCGGTCGCTGAATTCGGTGCGGAATTCGATACTCATCGGCGGCGACCGCGCCTCGAATCCGTCCATGAGAACGCTCGTATGTCGAAGCCAACGTATCATCAATCCCCGTCCATCTCGTGGTGCTCCGGCTCCGGCGGTGCCTCGTAGCCGACCGACCACTCGACCTCACATCCTTCATGACCGGGCGGCAGGACGAGCAGGAGCGCCCGGTCCACGAGTGTGAAAACCTTGCTCCCCTCCGGCAGTCCCTCGACCGTCACGATGTTGGGA